CAACTGCAACAGGCTTTTTGACTTCTGGTTGGGCATCTACTTCAACTATTGCTTTGTCAGCTACAACTGCCAACGCATCTTTGAACCAAGGTGACGTTATCCAGATCGCCAACGTCTATGCGGTCAACCCACAAAACCGACAGGCTTATGGTTCAAACAAACTGCGTAACTTTGTTGTGACCGCACCTGTGACCGTTTCCACTTCTGGTACTACATCTGTGACTGTCAGCCCCGCTGTCATCACCGCTGGTCAGTTCCAGAACGTGTCTGTCACATCACCTGGCGCATCTGCTGTTACACCGTTCAACAACACTGGTACTGTTTCCCCACAAAACATCATCATGCACCGCAATGCGTTCTGTTTGGCAGTAGCCGATCTGGAATTGCCAGAGGGTGTGCATTTTGCTGGCCGTGCTTCCGACAAGGAAATCGGTCTGTCAATGCGTGTTGTCCGTCAATACACCATCAACAACGATTCAATCCCGACTCGTTTGGATGTACTGTATGGCTGGGCGCCGCTGTACCCTGAGTTGGCCTGCCGCGTTGCAGCTTAATTAACCTAAACCAAGGAGAAAAATCATGGCTGCACCTAATAGCGTCACCACAATTCACCCAAGCAACCTGGCAACAAACCAAGCTATCCGCTTGTTGTTTGTGGCAACTGGCGTTCCTATCTCCGCTACTGGCGATTCGACTGTCACTTTGCCTGCTCAGAACGTCACCACCTACTGCGTACAAAACGTGGCCATCACCAACGCTAACAAAGACGTTAGCTCTGGCGCATTGGCTATTTGGACTGCACCAGCAGGCGGCGGCACAGAAATCGTTACTAACGCAACTTTGACTAGCAACACTGGTTCAACTTACGTTACCAACGCAACTGTTGTCGCTGGAACAAAAACTACTGCCCTGACCGCACAGACTCTGTACGTTAAGGTTGGTACTGCTGTTACTGGTGGAACTGTGGACATTTACGTTTACGGTTACGACTTCTCTGTTTACTCTTAATTGAGGCATAACTGAGTAGAAAAGCCACTCTCAAAAGGGGTGGCTTTTTCTGTTTTTAAAGTACAATCAATTCATTCTGTAAAGGAATCATCATGGCTAACTCTCAAGCAATTGGCGTTGCATATCTTGACCAAGATATTATTGACGCTACTTATTCTTTGGTTAACTCAGTTAGTGGTCAGATGGGCTACACAACTGGCTCACCATCAATAGCGGTTTCTTCTGTAACTCAATTAACCAGCAAATCAACAGGCGTTACCATCAATGCGGCGGCAGGTCAAATTGTGACCAATAACGCGGCTTTGGCGGCTGGTGCTGAAGTGGCTTTTGTGGTTACAAACAGTGCTGTCAGCGCTTACGACATTCCAGTTATTGCCTTGGCTTCTGGCGCGGCGACTGCTGGTACATATCTGTTGAGCGTTGCCACTGTTGCAAACGGTTCATTCACAGTTGTCATTTCAAACGCAAGCGCAGGCTCATTGTCTGAGGCTTTGACTTTGAACTTCGGCATCATTCATGTGGCTCAACTGTAATGGCACAGTCATCAGTCCAGAGAAACGCTGGTCAGACAGTTGCGTTATCGGTGACTAACACGGCTCATGCGGCTGTGTTAATTGCTGATAACACTAACGACCAGATTAACTACACTGCGTTCTTGAACACGGGCGCAGCACCAATCGCTGTTAGATGGGGAACTGCCGATCCTGGCGCACCCACATTTCCAGTTGATGGCACAAATGGCGACTTTGTTTTACCTGCCGCCATGAATACATCGCTTATTTTGGCAACCCCAACGTCACCATTCTATTTGACAGCTAAAAGCAATTCTGCGACTGCTGGCATTTTGTATGTGACTCCTGCGGCTGACCAATCCTAAGTTATGGCTGATCCTGCTGTTGTTTTAGATCAAAACATACTGCCTGTTCAGGCGCTGTTTAATGTCGATAACACATTTAATACCTTTATTGGGCAGGGTCAGCCATTTGTTGTTTCTGGAACTAACACTCTTGGCATTCAAGATGTCACGGCATTAAATGCCACTCTATATCCAACATTAAGCCCTGTAAGTACAGGCGCTGTGACGGTTTTAGATGTCACTTCAACAAAGTTATCTTTTAATCCTTACAGTGGAACTTTAACTTCTACTAATTTTGCAGGCACATTGTCAGGAACAGCTACATATGCCAATAATCTTAATAATGGTGTCGCAGGCAACATACCTTATCAAAGTGGCACAAATGCAACAGGTTTTATTGGAAATGGATCATCAGGCCAAGTATTGACATCTGCGGGGTCTGGCACACCGTATTGGTCAAATCCTGCTGCGTCTGTGGCTATCTCAGACGACACAACAACGGCAACCACCCGTTATCCGCTGTTTGCGGCGGTTACAACGGGCAATGCGTCAACTGAATATGTGTCATCCACCAAACTGCAATATGTACCATCCACGGGCGTTTTAACGGCTACTGGCTTTAGTGGATCGGGCGCAAGTTTGACTAGCTTGACCGCTGGTAATTTATCTGGGACTATTCCTAGTGCGGTATTAGGTAATTCAACGGTATATATTGGAACAACCGCAGTAGCTTTGAATCGATCATCTGCGTCTATTAGTTTGACAGGTACAAACATTGATGGTTCAGCGGGATCAGCAAGCACGGCTACTACGGCGACAAATGCTACAAATGTGGCGGTGACTGACAATACCAGCTCAACTGCGACTTGGTATCCATCTATTTTAAGTAATAGCACAGGTAATTTGCCTATTACTGTTAGTTCTACTAAGTTACAGTTTCAGCCATCTAGCGGCGTATTGACTGCCACAGAATTTAGCGGTTCTGGTGCAAGTTTGACAGGCACGGCTACATCTTTGACCGCTGGTAAGGTGCAGTATGCGTTGACCGCAGGCACAAATATCACGTTTAGTTCTGGCACAACCTACGATGGTTCAACAGCCATTACAATCAACGCTACTGGGGGCGGTGGTAGCAGTGGCGCAGGAAATGCTTACGGCTGGTTCATAAGCAGATAAGGAAAATCATGTTAGTCTTAGACACAACATCAAAAACAATCACAGCGGTTTTATCTGCTGCGCCTGCAACAAACCAACCTAACTATGTGGTGGCATGGGCTGATAACAATGGCACAACTTTTACAGAGGGTGCGTCTGACTGTACTTTGAATGGCACTTCAACTGTCACAATGGTGGCATCCCCTGCCGCTTCGACCCGCAGAATTATTAAATCTATCAATATTCAAAACACCGATACGGCGCAAATAACAGTAACGGTTGGGTATTACAACGGAACAAACACAAGAGTTATTGCCAAAGTTACACTTAATGTTGGTGACACATGGACAACTGATGCCACATTTGACTCTAATGGTCAAATTAAAACAACTTCTAGTGGCGGTGGCGGTTCGGGAACAGTTACGAGTGTGGCGGCTCTTACTTTGGGAACAACTGGGACTGATTTAAGTTCTAGTGTTGCCAACAGCACAACAACTCCAGTAATTACTTTAAATGTTCCAACCGCATCTGCTACAAATCGTGGTGCTCTAAGTTCAACTGATTGGACAACTTTTAATAATAAAGGAACAGTTACAAGTGTGGCAGCTACTGTTCCATCATTTTTAACTGTTACTGGTTCACCAATCACATCTTCTGGCACATTGGCTATTAGCCTTGCGTCAACGCCTGCAAATGGTCAATTACTTATTGGTAATGGAACTGGATTATCATACGCAACATTGACAGCGGGAACTGGCATCACCATTACAAACGGTTCAGGATCAATTCAAATTGATTCAACTGGAGGTGGTGGAGGTACATCTTTTGGTTCGGTTATAACAACAGCCCAAGGCTGGAACATGGTTTAAGGAGTTTTCATGGCAGCAAATTCAACACCAATTTTTTCAAAAATAGGCGCTATCGGCGGCATTGGTAGTACCACTATTATTACAGCCACTGGTGACTACACTGGTACTGGTGGCAACAACATTTTGATTTTTACATCAGATGCGACCAATGGTGGTTTTGTGCAACGTATTAGGTTTAAAGCAATTGGTACTAACATTGCCACAGTAATGCGTATATACATTAACAACGGCTCAACCAATGGTACTGCAACCAATAACGTGTTTTATGGTGAGCT